CACGCAGTAACTTGACATCTTCCAGGTGCGAAAACCCTCCAACGTAACCGATGGTCAAAGGATGGTCATTCTTTTCTAACCATTGGTTTTCTTGGTGGTCAATGTAGTTGGGGAGTATATGTACATTGGGGTTTATTTCCTTTACTTTCTCTGCAAGTTGTGGCGTGGTTGTCCAAACCATAGATGCAGCCTTCAAAGACTTTAATACCGCCTCTTTGCCGTGTTCTTTGTATTGCTTATACGCTGGGTTGTACTTGGGTACATTCCAATAGTCATCAATGTCAACTATTAATTTAACCTTTGCAGCAATGCAGCGGTCAACGATTGACATATTTAACAAGTAGCGTGAGAAAATCACAATGTCGTAATCCTCAACCTTCGCTTCATTTACCTCTTTTTCTTGGATGGCAAAGTCTATGTGAAATATATTTTTCTCGTAGATGTAACGTAAAGGCATAGCAATGCGATGGTAATCCACCGCACCTATTTGGTCGATAAGAACAAGTACCCTTTTTTTGGAGGGCTGCTCGTCATCGGCTATTGTGGCTCGTTCTATTTTAGTCATTGGGGAATACAGGTATATACATCCAAATGCTTACATTGTGTAACACTTCGTTTGTATGGGCTTCAAAATAATGGTCTTCATCCCAGTAGGCAATATATGCCACATCTTCATTTTCTAACTTAACCAAAACGTATTCAAATGGATTTGGTTGTTGAATCTCTGATTTTCTCCACATTTTCATATTATTTGTCCGTTTCTTTTTATTACAAGTGTTGGGTCTAACTTTCTCATTCTGTCAATAATAACTTGGCAATACTTTGGGTCAAGTTCCATTCCGAAACATTTGCGTTTCAGTTGGTGGGCGGCAACCATTGTTGATCCTGAACCTAAAAATACATCCAATACAACATCCCCTTGCTTTGATGAGTTCTCTAATGGTTTACTGCACAAAGGTATTGGCTTCATTGTTGGATGCTCATCGGAACGACTTGGTCTTTCTATATCCCAAACGGTTGTCTGCTTTCTATCTCCATACCATTTATGTGATGCTCCATCAAGCCATCCGTAAATACACGGTTCATGTTTCCAATGATAATCAGACCTTCCAAAAGTTGAATTATTTTTATTCCAAACTATGTAAGACTTAAATAAAAAACCAGCATTTAAAAATTGTTGTATAAAATTATGGGTTTCTGATGATGCATGCCAAACATATATTGCACCGCCTTTCTTTAGTGCAGTGCTAATTGTTGTATAAACATCGTATAAGAATTTAGGAAAGTCATCCAATTTATCATTTGCGATTTTTTCTCTTTTTTTACTTCCACCTTCATAATCAATATTATAAGGAGGGTCCGTGTGACACATATCTGCAAGTTCCCCATCCATCAATTTCGCAACCGCATCACTATCGGTACTATCCCCACATAACAAACGGTGTTCACCTATCTCAAATAAATCACCTAACACAATATCAGTTTCAATTATGTCAGGAACTGAAAAATTATCCTCCTCCGCTTCAAGTTCAATTTCAGTACCGAAGTCCAAAGGCAAATCCAATCCCCAATGTGCCAACTCTTCGACATCCCATTCATTCGCCAAAACATCCCAATCCCATTCACCAAAGCCCACGTTATCTTTTACGATAAATTCCTTTTGCTTTGCCTCGTCCAATGAATCGGCAATCATTATAGGTATTTCCTTGATACCAGCATCCATACAGGCTTTGTATCGCATATTCCCACCAAGGATAACCATATCGGCATTGACAATAATAGGACGCAGTTCCAACATTTCAGGGAACTCCTGAATGCTCTGAACTAATTGTTTAAACTTCGCATCCTTGATTATTCTCGGATTCGTTCCGTTGGGCTTCACTTCCGTGATGCTTACTTTTTTAATTTGATGTTGTGCAGTTTTATTAACCATTCTTTCCATTCTTTACGGTCACCTTTGGAATCGTGACACTTTCTACATAAAGCCATTATATTTTCTATTGTATCTGCTGACTTACTCCCACCCATTCCACGCCTTTCGATGTGGTGCAGGTCAACCGCCTTCGCTCCGCAAACCTCACATTCGATAAATGAATTTTTATCATATCCAAAATAATCAAAATATATTTTAGTGTGATTTTTCATCTAAAAACATATCAAATAGTAATTCCGTTGGAACGTGTGACATTCCTTTACTTTCGCTCTGCCAATAGTAAGCCCCATTTTGACATAGGCAACAACCCCAATGGTTCTCGGCAATCCATTCAGCAAATTTAACTTCCAGCATCATAGGTATCATAAACTTGGTGAATATCATTTACCATCCTTTGCCATTCCTTTGGGTTACAAGTGCAAGGGCGGTAAAATTTACGGGTGTTAAATAGTTTATTCCAAAGTTGTGCCACCAAATCCGCTTCTTCTTTTGAAAGTGTATCAGTAGTTGAAGCCCGTAATTCACCCCAACGCTGGTATTCGTTTTCGGTCATACATTCTTTTGGTTGTCTACCTATCGGAAATAACTTATTTAGTTTTGCCTTACGTTCTTCACATCCGCAATCCTCACCCAACACAAATTTGGCAACCTTATCAATCCCAGTCGCCTTCGTTACTATCTCGACTGCATCCCCCAAGCCTTGCAACCTCTTCCGTGGAGATTTTTTGTTCGCAATATTCATAATACTTGTCTTTAGTTTTTTGTTTAATAATGTTTTTTGATACCTGTAATCGGTTAAAAATGGAGTGCAATGGTATTCCCGTGCGGCTTTCTATCTCTCTCATACTGAACCCATACACAAAATATAGTTCCAATAGCATCTGATCGTAATCACCCATCTCATCAATGGTTGACTTTACGCAACTCATCAGGTCCTCAAATGCGTATTCGCATTCTTGGATCGGTTCAACTGGGTTAAATTGCTGCTCATCGTACACCTCACGTTTCTTTTGTCTGAAAGCATCGATAACCTTGGATTGCAGAATCTTAAAAATGTACATTGTGTTGACTTGACCGTGGTATTCAAACCTATTCAGGCTGCCTTCGGCTTGGTTTATCTCACACAATTTCAGATACATTTCTTGAACGGCATCTTCGGGGTGGTCAGAGCCCAGATAATTTGCCATTTTTATCCATTCACGATGTCTTGATGCTATCATCATAATAGTGACCACTTTTCAAATTTACAAAATAGAAAGGTATTTTGTTATAATTTCTTGAAATTCGTCAAAGTTTCTACACACCTGATAATCGTAACCCCTTTGCTTTGCCTTGCGTTCAAATTCTTTTTGATATGGGCTTTGTTTACCTTTCTCGGTTTTGACTTCAATGTATAAACCGTGGTAATCTTTGTTGGGTTGCATCAAAAAAAGGTCAGCAACACCAGGTAAAACCCCTTCGGCTTTCATAATTGCTGCGGTAATTACCGACCTTTTTCCCCCGTTGGGGATGGCATATAACACGTGTTCAGGATATTTCAGCCTAAACCACTTGACTAAATTAATTTGAAGTTGGCTTTCTGTGAAATATGGCATTGCAATACTCCTTTTCAACGGCTTTTAAATCACCATAAAAATCAACAATAACGGTTTTTTCTCCAACCTCATCAATTATTCCGTATTGAGTTTTGGTTGCACCTGGTGGGTGATACCCTACCTCTTGACCTTTGCGGAGGTAATATTCTTTCCATTTATCAATTTTACCTTTCATTTCTTACCTAATTGTTCTATAATTAATGTATCAATATCAACTATCATCCAATTACCGCAACTGAATTCTTTACCATCGCACCAGTAAAAACCTTCTTTAACGATCAGCCATTGATTCATCGATGTTTCAAATACACACCCCTTGCCTTCAAACCATTCTTCTGAACCTTTAATTTTTGCTCTAAATTTTATCATTTTTGTCTCCTTGTATCACTTTGTTAATCCTATCAAATAACTCTTGCAATTCGTTTACACTATCAATGCTCCAACCTTCGGTTTTTAGCACATAGAAACAACCTTCGTCATTATCTATACCAAGTGATGACTCGCATTCAATGGTTAGAGTTTCAATCTCATCGGTAGTACCGTTTCCGTTGCCATCTTGTTCAAAGGTGAATGAGCATTTAATAAGTTTTGGTTTATCGCTCATTTGTTACCTCCATTGCCCATTTCTTTGAGTGTCTTATCAATATCTCTGATAAAAATAACTAACGCTATTAAATATATTATTGGCACTATCATTTGTTACCTCCGTATGTTTCGTTATAGTAGTGTTCTGATTCTTTAATTCTATTTTCTGGGTTAAAATAATCTACACTATTGTTTTCTCCTTGTTCAAAGGCGTTAATAATCTGCTCCCTCTCCATTTCTTTGGCTTCTTCGATGTGTTTTTTAAAATATGGTGTTACATGCTCAATGCCCCCAAAGTGCATATCAATCAACCACTCTACTGCCGTCTGTTTTTTATCCATTGGGTGCGTCCTCCATCGTTAAGCCTCCGAATCTTTCAAACCATCCGTTCTTTTTACCTTGCCTTACCCAAGCGTGGTACTTATCGTGAGCAATCATTTTGCTGCGTTGCTTTTGAATGTCCTCGCTGGGTTCGTAAGTCCAAAGGGTGAAATATCTTTTACCTCCTTTTACCCTTCCATTTTTGTAAATAACCCCCTTCGCTTCCAGTTGGGAAAGTGCAGATGTCAAAGTTTGATGGGCAATGTGCTGCCTTAATTCTTCGGTGGTTCGTGACCTGTCCTGTAATAATTTTACCAATAATTCC